GGTGAAGAAGAGAAGATGTGGCAGGAGTACCCAAGCACAACAAAAGAAGCGTTTCAGAAGTCTAAAGAAGGGTGTTACTACACTGTGCAAATGACAAAAGCACGTAAAGACGGTAGAATAACAACGGTCCCGTATAGAGATGGTATACCTGTAAATACATTTTGGGATATTGGTAGTGGTGACGGTACTGGTATCTGGTTGCATCAAAGAGTAGGTCAAGCCGATCATTTTATAGGTTATATTGAAGGGTGGGGAGAGCCTTACTCTTATTACACAAAAGAACTAGCTAAGCTTGATTATTCATGGGGTGTTCATTACCTTCCGCATGATGCTAAGCACGTCAGGCAGGGTTCTATGGCTAATATATCACCTAGAGATAAGCTAAAGGCGCTAGGGTTAAAGAATATAGAAATAGTAAAAAGAGTTGACGATATAAGTCATGGTATACAGGCAACAAGAGATTCATTCTCTACTTGCTGGATAGATGAAGAGAATTGCAAGGAAGGAATTATCCACCTTGATTCTTATAGAAAGAAATGGAACAACACAACGGCTAGGTTTATGGACCAGCCAGTACATGATATACATTCAGAGAGCGCGGATGCTTTTAGGCAGTTTGGGCAATGCCAATCAGCAAATAAATTAAATCCGGCTCAATACGAAACATTAACCTTTGACTCTATTTGTTAACAGGAAAAGAAAATGGCGATAGATATAGATTTCAGTAAACACAGTAACGTTCTTGTAATGATTAGTGAAGCTCAAGATGCTAATACAGATATGCGTCAAGGGGTGCGAGATGCCAAGTTATTTTTAAGTAAACGTGATGGTCAATGGGACCCATACGCTATAACTAAAATGAATGGTCGCTTTCGTGGAACGTTTGATATGTGTACTCCTATAGTGGACCAGATATCAGGAGAAATAGACCAATCTGATTTTAGTTTAAATGTGTCTCCTGCTGGTGGTGAATCCTCAATGGACACCGCCAAGATATATAACGGACTTATTCGTAATATTAAAAATATATCTAACTTCGAGCAAGCCTCTAATGCAGCATCTCGCTCTAATGTTATTGGCGGCTTTGACGTTGTTGAGGTTATTCAAGATTGGGTTGATGGTAATACAATGGATCAAGACCTACTCATTCAACACGTACCTAATGCTGTTGATTCTGTATGGTTTGATTTAGGCTCAGTCAAGCAGGATGCTAGTGATGCGAGATGGGGTGTTAAGTTAATAGCTATCCCTACAGCAGAATACAAAGAGAATCATAAAGACGGTTCAGGTCAAAGCGTTGGTGATGATAGGCATTCAGAGGCTTATTTTAACAAGGCTGAATCTGTAGTTGTTGGTAAGCTGTATTACAAAAAGAAAGTTAACATTGAATTAGTTGAAATGACTAACGGAGCAGTATATGAAGTTAATGATGACTTTGATAAGGTTAAAGACGAATTAGCTCAAGCCGGTATTACCATTCAATTAAAAGATGATGGTGAAGAAAAGCGCAGAACAAGAAAGTCTTGGCGCGTTCATTCTCGCATGTTTGATGGTGGTGATTGGCTAGAGGATGAGAAAGAAACAGTATTCGATAGTGTTCCACTTGTTCCTATCTATGGCAACTTTGACGTATTTGAAAACAAATTAATATACTTTGGTAAGATTGAAAAGCTATATGACCAGCAACGTGTTTTAAACTACGCTATGAGTCGTGATATAGAAGATGGTGCTTTGAGTCCCTCGCCTTTTTACTGGATAACAAGAAAGCAAGCGTCGGGTAATGACTATTCTAAAATGAATACTGATCGCGATCCAATGCGCTTTTATAATCCTGATGATGAGGCGCCCGGAATGCCTCAGTGGTCAGGTGGCGTACAAGTTAGTTCAGGTTTGCAAACTACAATAGCTAATACTCAACAAATGATATCAGCTAGTGCTAATAGCTTTCAGGCTCTACAAGGTAACGCAGGGCCACAACAAAGCGGCATTGCTGGTAGTCAACAAATAGAGCAAGGCAATACAGGTTCAATCAAATGGTTTGAGTCTAAGAAGATAATGGAATGCCAAGTCGGTAAAGTTTTACTTCCTGCTATACCTCGTGTTTATGATTCTAAAAGACAGGTTCGTATACTTGAGGAGGATGGAACAAGCTCGATAGTTACTTTAAACGATAACGTATTTGATCAACAAACAGGTGAAAACGTACAGCTTAATGATTTATCTAAAGGTTTATACGATGTTGTTTGTGACTTTGGGCCAGCTTTTAACAGTCAGCAGAAAGAAACTATTCAAGCGTTCTTGGATATGGCAGCGATAGACCCAAGCTTTTTACAGCAGGGTAAAGATATCATGCTTAAAAACTTAGCTGTTCCCGGTATGGAGCAAATGGCAGAACGTGCAAGAGTTGAATTACTTAACGCTGGTTTAATTCCTGAAACACAATGGACTGATGAAGAGCGAGCGCAGATAGAGCAGCAACAAGCAGAACAAGCTAATCAACCGCCTCAAGAAGATCCTAATATGGTTCTAGCTAGAGCAGAGGAAGGTAAAGCACAGGCTGAATTACAAAACTCACAAACCAAGCAAGCTGAAATACAAGGCAGTCAACAGTTGAAGATGATGGAGTTACAACTTAGAGATAAGGAGTTAAACCTAAGACAGCAAGAGTTTGATAGGGCTGGTAATGCTAAGTTTAACACTGAACTAATCAACGCTGACCAGAATCAACAGAAGATTGATCAAGAGCAAGAAAAGATTAATAACAATACAGCTTTACAGCAAATGCAATTACTAATGAAACAGCAAGAAGCTATGACGCAAGAGATTAAAACTAATGCTGAATCATTTAAAATAATGGCAGAGGCTATGCAAACTTTTGTAGGTCCGGGAATAGTGGAGGCAGGAATCAAACAAGCTCAAGTTATTCAGGAGTCACAAGAAGATGCAGGCGCTCCCGATATAGACGAGTAAAAGGTAAAGCCCTATTTAGGTAGGGCTAACTTAATGGTATAATTAATTGCGCCTAGATTTAGCGATCGAAAACCTGAACTCGTAACGGGCTGGTGCAAAACTTCAATTACGAGCAATTACTACGAGGTAATTATCATGAAATTCATAAAAATCCCTGCCAGTAATATGTCAATAGCAAAGAGAAGTCTTGTTTTTGGGGTTGGTATAAATGACTCTGACTATATTGTGAATCCTCTCGTGAATGGCGTAAGGGTTACTTGTCAGTATTACATTAAATGGAAGGATATGCTTAGAAGGTGTTACTGTCCAAAACGCCTAAAAAAGAACGCGTCTTACATTGATTGTGATGTACATACTGAATGGATGTTATTTAGCAAATTTAAATCATGGATGGAATCGCAAGACTGGAAAGGAAAAGAGCTAGATAAAGATATATTAATCCAAGGTAATAAGACATATTCCCAGTATGCGTGTGTTTTTATAGATAGAGAATTGAACGCGTTATTGTGTGACTGCAAAATGAGTAGAGGAAAATACAAAATTGGAGTTTATAAAAAAGGAAACAAATATACCGCACAGTTAAAAGTAAAGGATTCGCCATCGCATATTGGATACTTCAAAACAGAGAGTGAGGCACACGAAGCATACAAAACTCATAAATACGCAAGAATAAAAGCGATCGCTGAAAATTATAAAGACCCAATTAAAAGGGCCTTATTGAACTATAAGATAGGTTAACTATAGTGTCGGCTAGGGCTTTTACCTACTGTATTGCTAAAATACTTAGGAGCAGACAGTAGCCTAGTCGCTAATGACCCACACTCACATTTAATCACCCGAGTATCGCTATCAATAAGCTTCTCGTATTTACGCTGACATGAGCCGCATTTAAAGTTAAGTGTTATCATCTGACCCCCAATTATAAGCGTGATCGATATCCTCAAATGAGATATCATTTTCTTTCATCATGGTCATCATACGCTTAATTACCTCTTGTTTGCCTTGCTCCTTCTTAGTTACTTTGTAATCAATGGAGTTTTTATATAAATCAAATCCTTTATTGTTCTCGCCGCATATGATTTTACAATCAGGGTAGGCTTTTTCTAAATCAGAAATCCTTTGATTCATATAAGGGATATGCTTAAAGAAATCATTACATTTAAACTCTTCAATCTCGTAACCTGAAGCATCTATAAAAGCTCTTAATAGTTTATCTGTATTACTCACAATCATTTCCTTTTAAATATTTTATCGAATGACTCTTGTAGTTCTTTTGGTAGTTCACTCATCAATCAACTCCTTATCATCAAACATAGACTTAGACTCAAATTCATCCAATAAGTTTATAGCTTGATCGCTAGACTCATCATTAACGTGACCTAAGAATGCAGCAACTAAATCATCTTGAGGGTTATTCATCACTACTACCTTTAATGTAAAAGCATTTAAACCCATCAAATCTACCTACTAACTTTTCCTTTATATTTACATCGGTTACGCTTGGCATCCCTGAGCCACCACTACATGAAAAAGTCTTTTCTTCATTGTAGAATGACAGCACACCTTCATCCTCTTTTGCTACATTAGCCACAACCGTTAAAGTCTTCTCTTCTAACTCAACTGTGAATTCAATCATTAACTAACTCCTTTAATTTATCAGCATCAGCGCCAGACTTAACAGCAGCGTTAAGTATATCCGTTAGTAACTGCTCTACATCATCATATACGCAGAACTCTTTATCATGTAACGTGGCTTTCTGGTTTATTAAACGTCTATTGTATTTTTTAATCATGCTTTGTCACCTTTAATGAATAACCTATAACTCTATATGTATTACCTTTAACTTCGATTATATTACCAGTATTGAACGGGCTTATGTTAACCACTATCTCAGCGCTAACACCTTTATTTAACAAAGCCTCGCTAACTGTCTTGGGTATTTCACCTTGTATGTGATATACATTTCCGCCTAACTTTTCTATAAGCCATTGCTTAAGTTTTCGCTTAGTCCAATAGTATGAGTTAGAGATGTCATTTGTGATTTCTTTAATGATTCGTCTAATCATCACTATGCTCCTTTGGTAAATAAGCCATTCTACCTTCTGTCTCAACTGGTGTTTTATCCATTTTAAAACCTGTATCACGCAAGTCAGGAAACATTTCCATATACTCTTCCTT